ACTCTATCTCTTGTTCCATCATTAACAACTAAATTTTGATTAGCACCGGATAACCAAAACTTTTGGTCAGAGCCAACATAAATATTATCTGCTGTAATAATACCACTTGTAAGCTTACTTACTGAAAGATTTGAAATATGTGCATCAACAATTTGTGCTTCTGCAATATGTGCGGTTTTAATAGCAGCTTCAGCTATAAAAGCACTGCCTATGAATTGCCTTGCAAGCCTGTTATACCAAGCTATATCATGAATACCACCATTATTTACTGCAATGACAAAATCATAGTCAGCAAGTGTTACGTTTGCGAATTCCTGCTCTGTATATGTCTGATATTGTGTAGAACTAATATCTTTACGCCAAACGATATATTTTTTATTTGTGTTGCCTGCTGATATTGTATATTCAACGCCGGCATAGAATAATTTGTGAGAATTCCATGAAACATAAACGCTTGACGGTGAGTTATCAGTCCAAACATCATTCGTAAGTATAATTTGCTTAGTATTAAACTTTGAAGCATCTAAAGCAGCTTTGGCTATTTTGTTACCGATAACCGTACCGTCTACCAGTTTTTTACCGGATATATTACCAGTTGATTTAAAAGTATTATCTATAAAGTTACTGGTATCAAAAGAGGCCTTAAGCTTTTCAACCAATCTTTCTTCAGGATCTCCAAGTTCTAATTCACATTGCCAAGGTTGGAATAGATTATATTTGTGTCTTATGATTCTTGCTTTATCTGTAATATCAAGTTTCTCATTCAATATATCTGCCATATCACCAAGAGAAAAATCTTCATGTGAATATTCCGGTAAAGTTCTTAAATCAACCATTTTTGTTTTATAATTATATCGTGGTTTGCATCTAAGTGCTAATTCAGCTTCGGCTTTTTCTTTTAATTCTTGTGGGTCGTAAATATCAGGATTGCTATAAATATCAACGTAATTTCTTGATGTAAAGCTATGATTTTCAACATATTTTTTACCATCATTTACAGAAGCAATATCCAAATCATCAGCACCGAAAGCATACAGCTTTGTAACAATCCTATTACTCTGTGTTCTTGTGATATGCTTCATATTCTTTGCATATCGTATTTGAAAACCGGTATAACTTTGCCACGTATCACCTGAACGCAAATGTACTACTTTATTTTCGCTATCCCATACAAGATAGCCGCCCCAAATTTCTTGAATTTGTTTTATAACTTGAAGTATGCTGACTTTTTCTACTTCTAAATCATGTATCCCAGGGACATCTACAACACCCATATTCCAATCTGAATATTGCAAAATTGCGTACATTGCATGGGCAGCACTTCCAGTAAAATATAATCCACCGGATAAATTATCTCCTCCTGAAAGTATTTTAACTGACAAATCAGTTGGTGGGGTAGTAGGGTCATTTGTTAAATATGGCTCCGCAAATTGATTGTCTAAGTCATTCCATCTTTCGATAGCCATAAATTTAGTCCACAATTTACCGGATTCGTCCATGATTGTATCCACAGATTCATCATTCAAAAGTGAATAAACACGTCCACCAGCCCATATTTGACATTCAGGAGTTAATTCTTCTATTTTTTCAGAAGTAGCAGGGAGTTGAAATTCAAGAGTAGATTCACCGTTTAATCTTGCATCCGGATAACAATCTTTTAAATTATCAGCTTTAGGTGACAGGTAAGCAGTTATTTTACCGTCTTTATCCTTTATAATTATATATTCAGGTATTGTCATATCAAATCACCACCCATTATAACCATTTGCTTTTTAATTTTATTGTTACATTGCTTCCAGAAGTAACAGAAGTTTGGCCTGGTTTAATTTTAGGGAATACACCGTTATAATCAGCAAGCACATTAACACCGTTTAATTTAGCAGTCATCAATTCTGTATCAATAATTAATTTTTGTCCTTCTGGAATAGTTCCGGTATAAGCTAATGTATCACTACCAATAGTTATAAAAGGATTAGTGGAAGGTCCTGCAACTTCGATAATTATTCCTGTCTCACAAGTTCCAGTATTATTGAGAGTACCACTACCAACTAATACAGTTTCATTTCCATCATAAATTAATGGGTCACACATCTTAAATGGTATGGTAAAGTCAAACCAAGTCGGTTGATTGGTAGGTGTAATTTTCCCTGAATATTTAACATTGTATTCTTTGTCAGGGTCATCAAGAAATACAAGTTTTTTTGTTCCGGTCGTAGGATTTAGATACATTGCACATTTGCGACGTAATTCCTCTTTTTCTAATGGACTTAACCCTTCTATAGTAGCAACATGAAGCTCTAAAGGTCTTGCTTTGAATTCTGTACCAAAGTCAATTTCTCCATGCCGTCCCGGAATTTCTTCGGTCATATCTCTTGTCGGAGGGAGTAAGTCTTTTCTACTATCACCAAGCACCATTACACCAAGTGGTTGTAAAATTCCTTCTGTATCTACCACAAAATACATATCTGCTGAATACTTTTTACATTCAATAATTGAATCAATACCACCTCCAAAATCTTTTGTAAGTTCTACAGTAGCAACAATGGCAATAGTATCGTTGCTTATGCCAGAATCATTAATTAAAGGCGATATTGACATATTAACACTGTCATTGGAATTGCCGCTATCATTTATGTTGTATTCTGCAATAGCTGATATTGAATCGTTACCAAATGAATTATCCGTAACTACTATTGTATCAATTATGTTTGATATTATATCTTGAAAGTTGCCGTAATCAGTTACTTCAATGATATAGAAGTTGGCAGAATTGTAACTGTTTTTTTTACTATTATATAAAACGCCTGAATTATACTTTGCCATATAACCACCTGACTTTCAAAATTAAACAGAAGCGAAATGAATCACTCCTGCATCTATTAACTATTTAATGTACCTTCAATTACCTACAATCTCATCCAATTCTTCCTGTGTAATCTTCCCCTTCTCAACCCATATCTGTAACTGTTCAACACTAGCCCATCCATGTTCAAAAGCGTACTTACAATATTCAAAGTCAGTCATTATAAGTTACCTCCTAACATTAATACCTGAGTTTCTAATTCAAATATTCTCTGACCTAGTATATCAATTGGATTCGGTTCTGCTGTGCCATCAATGAAGGCTTGTGCTTCTGATACTGTATTAAATTTCTTGCCTGAAACCTTGTCTATAATCTCCTGTGTAGGCTGCTCATACTCGGTTACAGTAGGTTCTATTCCTCGTTCTCGAAGTTTTGCAATAAATGCGTCTTTCTTTTCAGTATCGTAAAATTCACGCTCTCTATTTTCTGCAACATCTATTAATTGACCTTCTTCGTTTCTTTGCCTTCTTGTTTCTTGCCACTCAACTTTATGTGTAAGGAAACGCACATCTCCGTTAATTAAATAAAAATTATTCATGACAGCACCTCCTATGGTCTAATTTCTATTGTTCCAGAATTAACATCTGCCATTGCTTCTTGCGTAGCGGGCAGACAAGTGCCTGACTTAACAGATATACCACCATTAAGACAAATGTTTCCTGTGATTATACATTTATCAGTTGTGCTGGTCGAGCTGTTATATAAACCATAACCATAATCACTACTACAAGTGTTACCTGTTATAGTGCAGTTAGTGCCAGAGTTAGATAAACCACCACCACTAGCATTACAAGTGTTAGATGTTATAGTGCAGTTTGTGCCAGAGTTGAATAAACCATCACCATCACTACCACTACAAGTATTACCTGTTATAGTGCAGTTAGTGCCAGTGTTAAATAGACCATTAGCATTAGAATTACAAGTGTTAGATGTTATAGTGCAGTTAGCGCCAGTGTTATATAAACCATCACCATAATCACTACCACTACAAGTATTACCTGAGATAGTGCAGTTAGCGCCAGTGTTGTATAAACCATCATTATACATACCACTACAAGTGTTACCTGTTATAGTGCAGTTAGCGCCAGTGTTGTATAAACCATTACCATAATCACTACTACAAGTATTACCTGTGATAGTGCAGTTAGTGCCAGTGTTAGATAAACCATACCCATAATAATCACTTGTGTTATTAACTATATTAAACCCATCAATAATCACATTATCTGCATTATTTGTAAATACCGAATACATTTCGACATCGTCAGGATCATAAACGTAACCAGTCAGCTTAACCCCATTGCCATATAAATAAATATTGTCATATCCAACAGGAATTACTATTGCGTTTCCGTCTGTTTTTGTGCCAACATCTATTGTTCCACCTAAGAAGTCAATCCTAATTGCTACATCCACACTTGCTCTCATGGTATGCAACATTGTAATTGCATTATTTATCGCTGCTAAATCATCAGCAGGAACACCAGTTAACACCAAATCAGCACGCTCTTTATTTATTGCATCTGATGGTGCTATTATGAAGTTAGAAGCAACAGGAATACTGTCAACCCTCTTACTAACCCCCTGCACTCTCAAATCTAAATTATCCGTTTTCTTCTGCAACTCACCTTTAGCTTTTACTAAATCTTCAATTACAGCCTTACTGTTCAACGGCGCTTTAAAACTAACCGTAGGCAACGTAGTCATACTGCTATCATACTCGTATTCATACCATATCAAATCGCCTTCCACCGCATAAGTGCTTGTAAAACCTAATTTATTGCCTGCTACTGTACAAGTGTCGGTAATGTCAACTTCGTAGCCTGTCTCTTTATCAGTCCAAATTACTTTATCAAGCCTTTTGATTGGTACATTTATATCCTTGATTATGATTCCTTCTTCTTCGTCATAAAAGTCAAAGTCTGCTACAATCGGCTCAACGATTATTGTGCCATTCGGATGGCTGTCAAGGTGTCCTATTACCTCCGCAGGGGTAACAACAGGTGTAGCTAATTGATAATTTAGCGAAACTGCATCTATAGTAAGGATATCGCCTTTTACGCCCACCTGAGTTGTTCCGTCTGCCGCATAAGCTGCAAATTGACCGCCTGTTGCCATATCTGCATAGTCAATTACTGTATCTTGCGGTACGTCATTTTTTACTCCTATGTTCTGCTTAAATTTATATTGTCCGTTATCTACGTATAATTCATCTTGAACGTTGTTTGGTAGAGAACGCATAGGAAGTATATGCCCTTCATCATCAACGGCTTTGGTGTACATATAACTTTGATTTTCTTCGTTCTCGTCTTGTGAGGTTAATCTCAATGCGCTAATTGTAGATTTAGTGGAGTCTATATAATGTGGGAATCTTTTGTCACACTCTTCTTTTGTTGGTTCACTTCCTGTTCCGAAGGTTTGTGTCAGATTAATGAGGATTACATCTTTTAAATAGGACTCAACATTGCCTTTTTTGCCATAAAATAATAAATCTTGTTTTCCACTATTAGTAGTTGCCGTAAATACTAATGACCTTATACCATCAGCATTAGTTGCTGTGTTAATAGTCTGTTCGATTGAAAAAAAAATATTTTTATTAATATTTTTACCTTCAAATCTAATATAATATTTATGCCCCGCCACTTTTTCTACGGATTTTGTGTGTATACTACCAGACCATGCGGCATTTAAAGGTGTCCAATATTGTGCATTGTTTTCTATTCTAAACCCCTCAGAATTCGTGCTACTTCTATACCAACCATCTGCAATGCCATCGCTATTTGAATCTACTGCAAAGTTCCCATTTTTAATAATATTTGTCGCAGTATTCCCCTGTATACTTTCTACGCTAAGTTGTCCTTTCTCAACTGTGTCTGATAAGCTATAGATAGAAGATGTAAATTCATCTTCAAAATAAGCAGGTTCAGTTTTATTAGTGGTATATGTCACATCGGCTGTAAAAACATCATTAGCCGTTGCAGCAGGACTTAAAATTATAGCACCGCCACCGTAATCAATTGTAAAACCATCAGTAATTACTACTCCGTTTTTCTTTATAACTGGGGCAGGGGAGACAAGCCAATTTCTTTTGCCTTCCGGTGCTTGATATATCCTATATTCTTGCAATCCGGTTTCCGGATTATAGGATAAAACATAATTAAGGGGAATGTTAGTTTCCGATACTGTACTTAAGTCAACAGCTTCTTCAAGCTTTTTTATTGCATCTTGTAAACCTGATATATGAGTGGACCGTATTTCTGTACTTTGTGGGTCTTGCCAATTTGTTTTTGCCATATTATCACATCCTTTATATAAAAATAAAGCAGAGCCCTGAAACTCTGCTTTCTAAATTAAGATGTTTATGATATTGTTATTGAGCATGAAATTCTCCATGTATCAAGCGTTGATTTTGTACCATGGTCTTCTACTTTACGGTTAAGGTTTTTTCCAGAATCGCTATTAGAATTACATACAGTAAATTCTTTCCACGCAAAAGCAGCTTGACCGGCACCGAATGTAGCCATAAAAGTAACGGTTTGATTATTTACTTGCGGATATGTGGCATCCATTGGTGCATAGGCCTTATTCGTACCTACTAATCCTGTTTGTGTTGCATTTGCAGCAGTGGTACCATCACCAACACCAATATATGCATTAGCACTACTATATGCAGTAGCAGAACCACCGATTAATAGTTTAAGTAATTCATTTATTCCTTCATTCAGTAATAAGTTGCCGTCAAATTCTTCTGTAGCATATAATTCACCATGTTTGTTAAATTTCTCAATTTTCCATTTTGGTTTCCAACTTATTTTCTCACAAACCCCAACACCAGTATTAATAGCAACATTATCTATACCTTTAGCTTTTTCAAACATTATTATCAACTCCTTATCTTAATACAATAAAAAAACCGTTTTTTAGAACGGTTCGTATTTTAAGTTATATTTGCTTGTCCTGTAAGTATTCTCTTATTTCGTTATACCATATTTGCAGTTGTGCTTTTAAATCATCTTTAGTAACAAATATTTTAAGCCAAGGAGGGAAATATGTATTATAGATTGTATCAACAACAAAATTCATTTTAAAGTTACCATTGGTATATGCTCTTTCTGCTTGAAGGATTAACTGATAAGCAATTTTTCTAAGCCTGTCATATTGTTTTGTTTTAAACAGGTAAAACACGCATGCGAGGGAAGTAATAGCCAATGAAACAGTAATTATTGATTGTATCAATGTCATAATAAATTATGCCCCCTTTACTTTTTTAAGAAGTCTTGCCATAATAACAGCAGCTTCAGCACGTGTTAACTGCTCATCAGGTCTGAAAGTATCAGATTGAGCAAAGATACCTTCATTCATACAATACTCAATATCGTTTTTAGCCCAATGGTTCTCATAGTCTTTCAAATTAATTACCTCCTTTTTATATTGAATTCCAACAAATTCACATATTCCACTTGCAATAGCAGTAGCCATTATGTCATGCCATTGTGGACTTGCAAGAATTTTTTCTTCTTGCAAGTTGCTAATAAAAGCTAATTCGGTTAATACAGCAGGCATATTAGTATCTCTAATGACGGCAAAGTTACCTTCCTTAACACCACGATTCGTCAATCCGGTCGTATGGATTAATTTATCTTGAATGATTCTGGCCAACTTTTCACCATTGCCGCCAAACTTATAGCAATATGTTTCTGTTCCATGTGCAGCCGGACTTGCACTATTGCAATGGATAGAAATAAAATAATCAGCACCCCAATTATTAGCGAGAATACATCTGCGTTTTAAATCTGAATTGCTACTGCCGCCATAATACGGAACATCACCGTCACGATACATTTTTGTTTCAATGCCGTTATATTGTAGTTTTTTATTAACTAACCTTGCTACTGCAAGAGCAACATCACATTCTAACAATCCACTTAGACCAACTGCCCCAGGGTCTACTCCTCGGCCGTTATGACCAGGGTCAATGAATATTTTCATTCTTCTTCATCTCCTTTGAAATTAGGTAATCCTGGTATTTTACCCCTATCTAAATCATCTGCTGCTTTTTTTGCTGCTTTTTCAATAGCTGTAGGGATTTTGTTGCCGAGTTTTTTGAGATTCGTAAGCATACTTGTGAATTCGTGCATAGCTTGATAACTCGTAAAAAAAGCATACAAAAAAGGTAATTTATAAGCAATATTAAAGCTTGAACATAGTCCTATTAACACCCAATCCAGCACCATAAAAGCAAATATACCAATTAGTACACCTGCTTTCCTTAATGTAGCTTTAAATGCAATTTGTCGGTCATATGTGTTGGTTTGAAAAGCATATAATAGACCAGTTATTAAGTTGCATAATAAAAATATTCCATAAAGAACCAATAATACAATTACTATTTGCCAGCTACCCCAAAAAGCCGCTATAATAAAGCCAAATAATCCTCCTGTAGCTTCTAAAGTTCTTTCGGTCATATTTACCATTCCTTTCGTATAAAGATTAAGAAGAAGCGATTTATTTCGCTTCTTCTGTTATTTGAGATTAACGTATCGCTAAAATTGTCCTTTGCAGTTGCCTTGAAAGAATATCGCCATCAATATCATCTTCCATGTGCATATGTTCAACATTCAATAACGTGCCTATAGAAGTATGTTTACTATTATCCATCATAGTTGAAGATGTTGATTTTCTGTTAAATGCAGACAGAAGTTTTTCAAGTCCTGATGTTAAATCTGAACGTACTATTAGTTCACCTGGTTTCAAGTAGTAATATCCATAATCTGCTGATAAACCGCCAGTATGTGCAATAGGATAGTTCCAGTTATTTTGATTTTTCAAGTACTTAAAGGCATCTTCATAAGACATTTTCCGTAACATAGCTGCATATGCACTACCGCCAGGCAATGCTTCAAGTTGTCGATAATAAACTTGAGCATCAGAAGCTATTCGATTTCTTTCTTCTTCTGAACTGGCTTTTGCCCATTCACCTTTAAGCCATGTTATTTCATTAAAAAGACTACGGATAGCTTTCATATCTGGTTTTGAATTATCAATCGCACTTTCTGTGTCTGAAATAATATCTGCTACATCCGGAAGAGATATTGTTTTATTTTTACCTATTTTGGTTGATTCAAAGTTAAGGTCTTGCATAGCTTGTTTCATTTTTTGGAAGAAGTTCTTGTCATATTCTTCAAACATACCATTAGAAGTAGCCATAGCAAGAGAGATAAGGTCAATTTTGTTATCATCGAATAACTCTTCAATTTTTTTTAGTTCTTGATTGATTATCTTTATTTTTTCGTCTCGTTCATTTTCTAAATTATTAATCCTATCCTGTGCAGCATCTTTTTCATCTTCAATTTTTCTGTCTTCTTTAGTGCGGTTAATTTCTTCTTCAAGTTCAGCTAATTCTTTGTCAATATCAATAATGGCTTTGGTATGTTCTTCACCTGTTCTAATCTCGTGATAGCGACGTTTTTCAAGAAGTTCCTTACGCTTTTTCTCGTAATCTTCATCTTCACGGAGCCTTTTAAGAGCTTTCTGCTTTTTATCAAGTTTATCAATTAAGTCATTTTCAGCCTTAATCCTTGTCTCATATTCATCTTCTATAGCTTGAATGCTTGCTTCAGCAGCTTCTTTAATTCCGTCTAATCTTTCTTCGATTAATTCCTTATATAAATCTTGAAGAGTTTCAATATGTTTCATTTCTTCGTAAGCATCATACTGTTTATGCTTATGCAACTCTTTAAGCTTTTCAATTTGCTGCTCTATGGTATATACTCCAACTTTAGCCCAATGTTCATAGGTTTTTTCCGTAAGATTTATAAATTCTTCATTTTGCTTTTTCCGTAATTGATGAAGATTCTTTTCAGCTTCTTTAACTGCTTCTATATTATCAATTTGATTTACTTTAACTCTTTCCCACGCCGCAATTTCTTCTTCAATAGTGAGTAAGTCAAACTCTTTTTGTTCTGCAATCCATTTTTTAGAGTCTGCTAAGCGTTCTTTTTGCAGTTGCTTCTCTTTGTCATATATTCTTTCGATAATTTGTTCTTTCTGTTCAGCGGTAAATGCGAATGCTTGTAATGTCCATCTTAATTCGTTAATCTCTTGCTCAGTGGACCATTCTCCAAGTTTAACTTTGCGATTAATTAACTTTAACTGATTGTTAAATAAATCTTCCTGCAATTTTTTCTGTGCATTATGGATTTTGACCATTAAATCCATTTTTTCATCTTCTGTTTTTGCAAGATAATCATAAGCATATTGATAACCAGCAATTTCATCTTCAATAGAAAGCTCATCCATATTCTTTTTAAAATTAAGTCTTTTAATATAATTGTCAAGAGCTTTGTTTGCTTCTTTGTCTTTATTTTTATTAATGTCATTAAAAGTAGACTTGCCAACTCCGAAGGTTCTACTATTAAGTATTTCTATTAATTTCTCGTTACGTTCAAGTAATTCTCCATAATCAATAATTTGTTTATAAAGATTTTGCTGTTCGGCTTTTGCTTTTTCAAATTCATCTGCTGATTTATAATCAAGTTCTAATCCAGATGCAGCCATTGTTGCTTTATACTGTTCATAAGTAAGGCTACCTATACCTACATCAGATTGTCCTAACCTAAGCTTTGCAGCTTCTCTTTGTGCAGTTTGAAGATTACTAATAGCTTCAATTTCAAGATTATAAGCACCTATTCTTTGAGCAGTCTGTTCTATTGTAGCTCTTGTACTGTTAGCCTGCGAATTTAAAGTAGTAATCTCATTATCAATTAACTTTTGCTTTAAATTTTCAAGTGCAGTAGCATTAATTTTATATCCATTTTCAGTTTGTTCAAGATAGGGGAGAAGTTCACTATGTGCTTCAAGCAGCTCTAATGTTTCCTTTGTGCTTAAATTTTCCCCTTTTTGCATTTTATATAAAGCATCATTGACCAGTCCTATTGTTTCAGCGAGGTCACTTATCCTTTTAATAGACTGAATTACAGAGTTTGTTTGATTATCAATACCATTTGCGGCGTTGTTTGCTGAATTTGCAGTTTGGTTAAATAATTCATTAATATAAGGCATCCATTCAGACAGCTTTCCTTGTGCTTCGGCAGAATTTATTAATTCTTGTTTGTACTGTTCTAATTGTTGATTAACAGAATCGATGTCTTTACTATCTTTCATTGAGGATTGTAACTCTTTAACTTTATTAATTGTTCCGCTCAAGGTTTCATTGAAGTTTAATCTATTGTATTGTTCTAATATACTTTTATGGTTGGTAACTTCTCTATTAAGATTTGCAATTTCTGTGCTTACATCACTTAATAGATTTTTAAATGTTCCATATTCGTCATCATCTATTTCACGTTCAATTTCTTTAAGTTTTTTATAATATTCTGTAAGTACTTTAAGCTTTTCTTCCGGATTACCTTTAAATTCTATAACATTACCTACGCCTGCCCAATTAAAGCCTGCAATGGCACCAACTTCTTTTGCTAAGTTTCTTACTCTTTCTATTATTCTATTGGTTTCAGTATCACTAAATGGATCGATTATGCCTTTTAGTGAAATTTTAGTAATATCTTCAGTTCCTAAGAAGTCTATTGCTTTAATTCTTTGGGCTTCAAGCTCTACGGCATTTAAGTCTTTTTTGCTTTGAATTAAGTTATCAATAATTTTAATTTGGTCACCATATTTACCATTGACCAAATCAATAGCACCGGTTTCAATCCCATAAGAATCTATTAATTGTTTTTGGATATTAAATAAAGATTTTTTTGCTTCTTCAGTGATGTTACCTGACTTTGCAAGTTGCTCATATTGACTTTTTAATGATTCTATCTGTGATATTTCATTTTGCCTAGCATTGATTCTGCTAATGGTATCTTCTGTTTCTTGTTTAGTAGCACTATGTTGATTGTATGCATAAAGTCCTATAGCACTTGCAGCAGCTAATATCAGTGGTATTAACTTACCCCACCCAGGAATTAATGTTGACATAGCTTTTACTGCACTGCCTAAAGTCGCATTTATTCCAAAAAGTGAACCGATGTTTTTTATTGCACTTGCAAGAGCCAATAATTCTCCAGCGGTAATAATTAAAGTCTGTAATGACTGGTCAAGATTATTAAATGCTTGGATTGCATTTGAGGTACCGTCAACGATACCTTTTAATGCATCTAATAGACCAGCATCACCAATGGCAACGGCAAGTTCCATGGCTGATACTTTTAATTGATTGTACTTGGCTTCAAGTGTTTCCATATATCTTGCATTCTCACGCATGGAATAGCCTTCTGCTTCCTGCATTGATATAAGAACATCTTGTGTACGTGCGAATCTTTCTAATAATCCTATAAGATAATTCCTACGATATACACCAGCTGCGGCTTGTGCAGCGTCACGTTTTTGCACGTCTGTAAATTTTTCTGTTTCTGCTGCAACATTTCTTACCATTTCGGCATATTCTTCTTGTGAATCCATGGCAATAGCCAATTCTTCACTAAATAATCCGGATTCTTCAGCAGCAGCAACAAAAGCGTCTTTGATTTCTGCACTTGCAGTATTCCATTTTTGTGATAATTCTTGAAATATTTGCATTACTGGTCTGAATTGTGTCCTTGCTTCATCTACAAACATTTTAATGCCGAGAGATTCGAATACGTCTATTGATTTAGGTCTTTGTATGTAAGATAAGATTGAGTTTAAAGCATTACCAACTTCACGTCCAGTTCTTCCAGATGCTTCACGCATTACTGTTAATGTTGCAATAGTATCTTCCAGTGACATTCCCATAACTTTTGCGGCACCAGAAGAACGTAACAGACCATCAACCAAATCTTGTGATGTGACAGTAAAATCGTCACCAACTTTGTTGATTTTATCAAGCACAAGAGGAAGTTCATTTGCAGTTAAATTCCACTGTGCCATAATACCAATCATTGATTCAGTTGCATTTTTAGCATCTAATTCAGCAGAATTAACGGCTAATAAAGCTGTTTTTGTTAAATCAAGGGTATCTTTTACGCTATAACCAGCCTGTGCAAATCTTAACGCAACATCAGAAGCAACATCAAACTCTTGACCATATTCACGTGCAGTCTTAAGTAATTCGTCTCTGAATTCTTTAGAATTAAAAGCAGGGTCTTCCATTACTCTTCCGATTTGCATTATAGCTGTTTCAACTTCAGCTATAGATTGTACAGTTTCTTTCGCTGCATTAATAGTACCACGGAAGAGTTGTTCACTTAAAAACCATGAACTTCTTCTTTGCCATTCCGACGCAAATGTACTATACTTTTTAGCAACGTCTTGAACAGATTGACCATGTTTTTGAGCTGCACTTGAAGCAGTTTCAAAACTATTTGCTATTCCAGTACCAAGTTTTGAAGCTTCTGTTTGAATAGTTTTTATTGGCTGTCCCCTTTGGTCCAGAATAGTCTTGCCGCCACCAAGAGAACCAAGCTGTGAAGCAAATATTTGATTTATTTCTTTTGCACCTTGTAAGGCATTTGCTTTTAATTCAAGAAGCTGTTTATTTAAACTTTCAATCTGTGCTTCAAATAATTTTGTTGATTTAATGGCTGGCCCATAGTCTAAACCAAGTGTTTGGATTATTTTAACCATGGATTCATCATGTTCTGCCATTTGTATCACCACGCTTTACTATTGAATGCCACTGAACATGTTTGCTAATGCTATAAATTCACTTACTTTCGGAGGCTTGCCGTCATTTGGCAGGGAAGATGATGATGGTTCTGTAGGTAAAGAACCAAAAATATTAGGCATTTTTATGCTTATTAAATATGCCCATTCGCCAAGTATGGCCTCAATTTGAGGAATTGTTCTTTTAGGTATTTCATCATATCTTAATCCTGCATTAAGAAGACGTGTATATATAACACCCCAATCAGGTGGCTTTTTATCATCTTTTAACAAAATAGAAATTAAATCCGTTTTATCATCAGTATCATCAAATTCAAGTTTTCTTCTTCTGCATTCCGCAATAAGTTCATTTAAAGTCCAATTATTATATTTGTGGGCTCCTTCTTCTTCAGAAGGAGCCTTCATCAGCCCGATAAATCACACAACTTTCGTAAAAAGTTTTTCAAATCAATAATGCTCCATTTGTCAGCAATAACTTTTTCAATTGTCATTGGGTCTTTGTTTTCATCAAAGCAATATTGTGACAAATAGAAGTCTAGTTTTTCTTTTGCTTCTTTGTTAGCAAGATTAAACAATTGAGAACTTATAGAAAGTCCATCTTCTGCAAATTTTAATGCATCACCAACTAACATAGGTCTCACAGTATATTTTTTATCGCCAACAATAAAAGACTCACCGTCGCCATTCATCACAGAGAACGGAACGGGAGTCTTTGCCTCCATATTAGTCATAGGTTATTCCCCCTTAGCCATAATAATATCAAGAGCACGTTTTCCACCACGTGGTCTTTGGATATTAAATGTAATTGATACAGGCTGCGGTTCTATTCCTATTTGTGGTGGATTGATGGAACCGTTAACTTTACACCTATCTACAACAAGCGCAACATTATAATCTGTAGATTCATCTTCACCTACTGCCTCTGTGGAGATAACCATTTCATAAGATTTTCTCTTTGGTTCTTTCGGCAAACCGAAAGATTTTGCATTAGTAGCAGTATAATCATAAGTAATAAATACGCTCTTACCGGCATCAGCACTATTGAATATGACAGCGCTTGCACTTATCTGATATTGACCAGCAGCAGGAGTAGCACTTACTTTAGCCCATGCTGAAGCATCTGCATCAACTAGGATAATCGGTCTTGAATCGTCAGGCGTATGTTTTAATGTAACTTCAAATGGGGAAGTAGAAGGTACGACAAGTTCCTCATCATTGACAGGGAATGAAATGCTCGCATGGTCTTTGATTGTATCTTCCATAATAAAAGCATACAAGTCTGGCGGCATACTTCCTAAAGTAACAACAAGGTTACCTTCGATATTGGTATCAGGGTTAGCAGCATTCCAAAGACTATTTCCGTCAGTGATAGGGGTACCGTTAATAGTAATATTCGGCTGTATAGATTGGACAATGCCTGCACGTGTAAAAGTTGTTTCAGGGCTCATAACCGGAACACCATTAACGTATTTGTTTAATCTTATCTTACCGGCTTTAGAGAATACAATTGGTTGCATAACAACATCTCCTTTCAAATATTTCGATAAAATTTATATCTGCTCCCACAACAAAAAAAACCCGACATGGTTGGGAGTTCACCAAGTGGGGGGTCTGCATAAAGGTATCTGTTATTTACTTTTTTCTTATGAAGAAGCTTAAAAATCCGTTCTTGTATCTGCCATGCTTTGTAATCATATGTAGCAGGAACATGGCAGTCAATTTCAAGAACTTCTTCAAAAAAGCTTTCATTTCTTATTCGTCTTGCAGGAATAAAATAAACACATAAACGTTCATTTGAATCTGCAAGGTCAGTCCATTGTTTACGTTTAATGATGCTATGTGCTATAACAAGATTCTTTGCTTTTTCCAATGGTGTTGAAGGATTTTTCTTGATATAGTTGTTGGCTTTGTTAATAAGTTGTTGCCCTGTTAAACCCATCAGCTCTAACAGCACAGTATCGGATATTAATATACTTTGAATAGCATTTAAATCAGCAGAAGGATTGTACAAAGGCATCACCGCCTTATCTATTTCTTATCAGTAATAATAAACCTGCTAAATGGAAACGTGCTTATAACGTTGCGTATAACTGATTGCATACGCCCGTTATCCATCCATCTTGCAGCAGTTTGAATAGCATGAGAGGGTGGCTGTGCTTCATATATGCCTAATCCCTCCAAATCAATACCACCAGCACCTTTGCCATTTACAGGCTTTCCAAAGATATTTATTTGCCCAGGTGCATTTGGTCTTGTTCTTATTTTATTGTCGTGTCTTGCAGGATTCCACATATTACTTCTCTTGTAATCATCAAGTGCAGGGTTTGAAGTATCCATTAAACTACCAGTACCCCATTCGTCCATAGCAGCCCAAGCACCGCCAACTATACTGGCAATAATTACATTTGCAATATCTTTTATTTCGTCATCATGTAAACTATCTCTGCCTTCAGGTGTTAACATGCCTTGCTGTGCTTCAGCAAGTAATTCTTGTTGCAGTTGTTTCATTGCAAGAATCAACTCACTTCGTAAATCACGAATACAGGCTGCTGAATCGAACATTATCCCATTTGCATCAATCCAATCATAAGTTGATTGCCTTTTTGCATATATTTGTCACGTTTTTTGTCCCATTTCTTTTTATATTTTGGAATATTAAAAGGTGGGACAGATGTACGACTTTTTAATACCATACATAGAACGCCGCATAAGTAATATAATGCAGCATTAGAAAGTTGCTTAAATTTTTCTTTTGAATTAATTTGTTTCCCACACATTTGCATTTTTTCAAGTGCAGGAGTAATTAACTGTTTCATGGTATTAATATTTAAGTCAGCATCAATAATTCTATCTGGCAATAAATTCTCGTCACATGTGAGCATTTTCCTCACTTTATCATGATATCCTTCGCCAAGGTATTCAGCATATAATTCTTTATTTGCCATAAAAATCGCCTCCCAATTTATTTATGGTCTTGTATCTGCAGTCGCCTGAACTCTTGCTACACCACTAAGTCCTATATCATCAATAGACACTACCTGATAATTCTCATCATTAAAAACAAACCTATCAAGTAATTTAACGCCTAAAGACTTTGGTACTTGAAAAACGTATTTTGTACTATCAAGTAACCCAGGATCTTCTTGACGTAATCGATATGTTACGATTTCACCGTATGAATATACGTCAGAATTAAGAGTATCCCACTCACGAATAATGTTTCCATTTTTAGTATCTTCTTCATATCGTTTATGCTGCAATACGGCATTGCACTTAGCGGCAAAGAAAGCACATTCACCGGAAGCATAGTCAAAAGTGACTGTTTGAACGAGGTATTTATCATCACCTATAGTAATAACTTCACCACTTTGCAAGTTCACATCTGCAAGAATTAAACCTTGCCAGTATCCTTCACGTGCGCCGAGGTCTCGGCTTGCATTTGTAGAACGCTTTATTGATACTTTCGTATTGACTGGTGTTGCACGGTTAATAATACAATCCTGTCCTTTGGATTTTAAGAATTTTGCTGCATATGACATGTTACCACCTCACAGGTCTTGTAACTATAAAATGAGGTATGGAAGGGAAGGTATTGTCAAGTATTTTCCCTATGTATTCATCTCGTTCTGACTCAAATTCAACTTTTTTCTTTGACCAGTCAATACTAAGTTCGTGTGCCTCATGTGGACCGGTTTCCTTTTTTGGAAGTCTTGCAGATAATGAAGGACATAGCAAAACACAACATTCACAAACGACAGCTGCCTCAAGATAAACTCTATCGTCACCTGTAAGACTTTCATAATTAGGTATCTGTTTAATGATATTTGTCTCTGCTACTATAATACATTCAGGCTGGTTAATATCTTCATTTGGCAAATAAGGTTCGGATACGCCCAATTTAGAACGTATCCGTTCCTCATATCCAGATTCTTTGAGAATCCTGTTATCCATGGGGTAGACACCCCCTTTTTATTGTACCTTAAGTATCGCCGACGATTTCTTAAGGATTTTTCTGAATCCGCTATTTTCAGAGACAGTAAGGATTTCGGTTTGGTTCTTAATAAATTTGTCTGCTTCGTTTATAGTTGAACCAATCTCAACAATCTCTTCGATTGCTGATTCTCTGTTCAAGCCATAGAATGCTACTTTATTATCAATTCTTTCAACGTAAGGACTATAAAGTAAAGTAACATTGGAAACAAGACCCTGCGGAAGCACAACTGAAATATTAAGTCCTTTTGCAATCAATTCATCCATTAAAGCTGCAGAGTTAGATGCCGGATACAATACTTCGAGCAACTGAATAAGTCCATCTTCATCAGATACGATAGTGTTGCAGTTACGAGGATAAAACTTAAGCAAGAATCTTATGAATGATTCTCTAGTCAATTTGCTTGTAGCAGTGGAATCAAGTTCACTGGTTTTATACTGCGTTGCTGCGTTTTTATTTCCGTCACCATCTTTGATTACAGATAGAATCTCCGCAATCTTATTGTCAGCAGCTTGAATACCAATCTCTTGAAGATGAATATTGAAAATGTCAAGTGTCATTCTTCTTAATGCTTCATAAGAAGCTTCAATGGCACGGCCATATTTGTAGATATTGATTGCAGATTCACCAAGTTTTAATCTTGCAACTGGTAATTCACTAGCTTCAGTTACCCTTTTCATTTGGGTGGCTTTCTTATTATTTGCATCGTCAAGGTCAAGATAAGCTGCCTTGTATACATTGCTGTCAATCATTGTTCTTGCTGCTACCAAGTACTGAAATACTGGATATTGAACCATTGACTGAACAAGAGTTCTTGCAATATATTCAGGGAACAATATTTTGTTTTCGCTTGTGCGATAAAATGCTTCAACTTTTGAAGAAAATACATTTTTTTCAGGTATATTTTTAGTAATAATACCTGCTTCCTTCATAAGTCTTTCAAATGCATCTAATTTACAATTTTCCGGGGTTGGATCAAGACTTTCCAAATACATGGAAAGAGTCATTTCTTTTGAATGTGCCTGTTGATACAGGTCACTGCTTAATGAGGCTAATGTAATTTTAGGCATTGTATAGTCATCTCCTTTCAAATTTTAACCAATTAACCTATGAAAATAGTTACTGTGTTCACATCAGCAGTATTATCAACTTCTACTGCATATGCGGGGCTAACAGGTGAAGCAACTTCACTTACTGCACCATGGCCATCAACAGCAAGAGGTTCATTTGCTTTCGGTAAAGCACCGGAAACACCGGGAACACCTTCTCTAAATCCTGCATATTGTACTGTCATGTAATGGTCTGATTCGTATTTGTCAATGACTCCTCTTAATGCATTACCAGCACTACCAAATCCATATTGACCATCATCTTCCACTGTAACAGCTTTACCTTCTACATAAGCAGCACCTGAAGCAAGAGCTACTGCGCTTACTGAACCAGCTGCTTTTACGGTAACAAATTTAGCACCGATACCATCAAAACTTAATCCGCCTCTAGCCATTTAAAAACACTTCCTTTCTTAAAATTTGGCATAAAAATAACCGCATTTTAGCGGTTGTTGCTTTGTTTCACTATTTTACTTTCAAACTTTGAATGCTTCATCAGGGAATGAAACATCTTCATTCTTGCCTAATCCGGCAGCTGGATTTGTCTGCCTTCCTGCTGGGATTGCAGCCTCTGCTTGTGCCTCAAATGTTTTCATAATGTCCTTAATTGCCTGTGTGTTCATTGTAGCAAAGGTATTTTTCCAAGTTTCAGCAGGGAAGTCATTACCTTGTGCACGAACGCCCATTGCAATAGCATCTTCAATTACCTGTTTGTGATATTCTTGTCCTTCTTTGGCGAACTTAAGTACATCATCTGCGGACAATTCTGCTCCAAATTTTTCTTTAACTTGTTCTTGTGTCATGAAAACATTTAAAGGTTCTGCATTTTTCTGCATTGATGCTATTGTTGCTTCATACTTTTCAGCCATTTGATTAAGCAATTCCTCTGTTTTTGTTTCACCTTCTTTATACTCAATACCGAAGGCTTCAAACATCTTCAAAACTTTTTCATTCATTTTGTTTCCATCTCCTTTCAATACAATGTTTGCAATATTAATAACCTGTTCTTTTGATATGCCAAGATTGTTACCGAGAGCAAATATTTTATCTCTATCGGCATAAGAACAATTTTTAGCTTTTTGAATTATACTGTTCATATTGTCATTTGCTACTGTTCCACCAACAGCAAAAAGCTTTTTATGCTCACATTTTTTTATCATGGTTAATAGTCCTGTGCGCTGTCCGTATGTTGCTATTATAGGTTTAGCAGGGTCAATATCTTTGAGTTCTGTTATAACTTGATAAACACCATTTTCGTTTTCGAAGATGTCGCCTTCTTTTGATAGAACACCGGCAGTTGGGTATGCGCCATCAAATACTAAACTGTTTTCCCACAAAGCTCCCGGAGGGTATGCTTGAATGTAGCAAAGAACATTTTTTGTAACTCCATCAACCTCAACTTCATATGTTCTACCTGCGTAGTGTTCACACTTACTACTATCATGATAGTTATTGCCGCATACAGAACAAATAGCCTTATTATAATTAAAGCCAATAGAACTATCAAATAATGTACCTGCTTCAATACCAGTAATAAGGTCATCTGTTGAAATTCCGTCGATTGTCATGCCCCTAACCATATAATGGTCAGCGTTTAATTCGACAGTTTCACCTTCAATATTACTTGTATCAAGGCTTGCATCAAATGTTCTACCATATGGAATTGCTGCTCTAGGTCTACCACCTAATCCAAATAATCCGTCAGCATGCCATGAGTGGTCAAGCAGGACAGAAACACCGTTTTGTGCATTCACTAAAAATGTCTGCAAAAGTTCTGGCATTAGTCGCACATGTCGGTCAGGAATAATCATATCGCCGGCCAATTTATCCGGAAATACAAAAACCTCATCAGCAGATAAGGTTCTTTTTGCAAGCTTATTTATTTTTGATAACTGTTCTTCTGTAGGCACTCCAAATTTAGGCATCATTTTCACCTTCTTTCATAGTAGAATCTGTTGTTTTAACATATGATGGAGGTTTGCTATATCCACATGTACAACAGCTATAACCTCCAGTATGCTCATGTAAAAATCCGTTGCATCTTGGACATTTATTCGCTGTTGGTTTGTGGTATATTGGGTTGTAATTTTGTCCTCGAATGTTTGTCATTATTAACACTATTATCACCCCCTGCACTAAAGGTTGCTTTAATGTCAGTGATTGGTCCCTTGCTTACTGCTTTTTTAGCTTTCATGACTTCTTGAGCTGCAACATCATTGTCAATCCAACCCATCAAAACAGCTATCGCATAGAATTGTTGTTTAAGCAATTCTATATTCATTCGCTGTTCTTCAGAGTTATAATCAACGACATTATGCTTAAATACCGGAATTGCCTGATAGCCTTTTACTCTTAACCATAGTCTTGCAATTTCTTCAACAACTCTTTTACTGCCTCTTTGACAAGATGCTATACCGGCACAGAATATCTTGAATTGCACAGAGCCCCAGCTTTCAGTAACACCTTGATTTCTATTCATAAAAATAGCCATTTGCTTTGTTCCTGAAAGTGTTTGTGTGTCAACTAATTCACTGATAGCTCTTACGTCAAGGCTTCGTGAAGCATTTGCACCTTGATTCATGTTGATTTTTATATCGTCAAAATGGACGTAATCAGCATCAGGTGGCATATTTTCAAGCATTTTAACAATATTGTTGTATTGAGCATCAAGCCATTTTTCCAGTTCTACGGAACTATTCTTAACGTTTGGAGGACATATTGCCATCATTTGTTCAAGTACTATTGAAATATCATTTTTTGGGTATCCTTGATGATGTAATACTGCTTGTAGGTCTTGTAATATTTGCATCTGAAAATCAATAGCTTGTAACACAGGGGACATGTTTAATGTACCTCTTGGGTCTCCAATATCAGGGTCAGTAGGAACCCATATGAAGTTTGCATTAGTTTTATCAAGATAAACTTTTTCATGAATGTTATATTGATACGGAACCCATATCTTTCGGTCGTTTATATCTTTTAGTTCCCACTCAATAGTTTGTGGCTTTACAAGATAAACATCATAAATATCTTTTCTATCCGGTGTTACTTCAACTTCAACACCCATAGCACCTAATAAATAGGCACTATAGTGTAGTTGGTCAATTAACCCATCAAGTCCGGAATTACTTATTTCATTTATCCTTGCTGCAAAGTCACGCCATTCATTTTCAAGATTTGTGAGCCTCGTTTTTTTATCTAAAGCATAAAAGCTCATTTCATTACCTTGATTAGCCATTCTTACAAAGTTCCAAACAGCCATGGATACATCAGGATTAACCTTTTTTAAATATTCAATAGCTTCTGTTTCTTCCGGTATACTTCTTAGTGTTTTCAGCACATCAACAGTTCGTGATCTACGAGGTGATAGGATAGTAAAATATCCATTTCCTATAAATGTTTTCCTGCCTGTAGGAATACTTCTGTTACTGGTTGGCTTATCTCTTGATTTTGCAAATATATTTTTAAAAACACCCATTGCATCACCTTCAATCTTCAAGTTTTTCTATTTCTTCAATCAATTGTGCTTTTGCAAGATTGACGATTTGCGGACTTTTTTCTATTAGTTCTATAAGAAATTTTTTATCAGATTTATCTATCTCAATTTCTCCGTCATTAGTAAGGTTAACAGCCCATGTAATCATTTTTGCTGGCTTACCGACCGTTGACATAGCAAGGACATTTGCCAGAATATCACTTAACTTTTCATTAACAGGGTTACCTTTTAAATCCAAAAGGTTTTTATCAAGGTTAAGTTTCATATAATCGCCTCCTTTACAACAATAGGACACTCAGGACCAGGAACCATGCCACTGGTTTCCCAAGTTCCCATACAATCCGTGTGTGTTCTAACCTTTGACTTAAACACACCTTTGTTGCAACTATTTACCAATATGCAGTTTATGCACATTAAAGGCTTAGAATCGGCAATTACAGCTAATATTTTCACTTATACCGCCTTCCTTGCCACAATCAAGAACTCTGGAACATTGAACCACCATACCGAATTATTGACATAATTCTCTGTAGGTTCAACAATGCCACCAGCTTCCTTGATTTTTTCTATCCACCAATCTTTTTCTCTGATAGTAGCATGGTTAGCATCCACATCGTTAGGCAGTTCCTTTGTCGCAACACGGATTATGAGCCATTGTTTAGATACCCTTAGCATTTCTGAAAGTACCTGAGGAACATCTTTTTCAGGTATATGCTCAAGAACATCAAAACAGGTAACTAAATCAAAAGAATTATCCTCATCATGTAATTGTTGTGCTGCGCCTATAACAGTTCTACCTTTGATGTCTGCAGGTACTTCATTAAAAGCATATTCAGAAGGGTCAACACCATAAGCATCAACACCTAACTCTACCAATGCTTTTACAAGGAAACCTTTTGCACAACCAACATCGAGAACAGAAGAAGGGGAGAACTTATTGACAATATGTTTAGCTGTCTTTTGAAAGTAACTGCCTAATCTATTCCAAGAATAATCTACATAGTTACTTTTCTTTGTTGCAATACCATTTTCTAAGTAATCACGGTCATATATTTTAGATAAGCTTTCAATATCAACATTTTTGGACTTTTTGTTTTTTACCGTTTCTTGTTTTACGATAGATTTTGTTGTTTTTGTGGTCTGTTTAGCCATTTACATCAACCTCCAAAACTATTAATTAACATTTTCCAATGATGTTTCCATATTTCAACATCAAAGCATTCAACGGCAATTTCACGATTTCTCTTGCCAAATTTTTCTCGTAAGTCTTTGTCCTTAGCAAGATAATCAATGCATAGCCCTAAATCATCATGATTTGGGTCATAAATTATTCCATTATATCCGTGTATAACCGCATCACCAAGTCCACCTACAGGAGTTGTTATGACAGGTAGTCCACATGACATAGATTCCAACAATGACAATGATAATCCTTCTGTACTAATGGTTGGAACTAATGATATATCTGCTTTCTGATAGACTTCTACCATATCATCAGTTGCTTTATGGGTGAATGTAACATTTTTACGATTCTTATGTCCGTTTGCAAATGCTTTTGCAGCATTTTCATCATGTGATTGGCCAACGAGAGTGAAATTATATTGTGGGTAGTTGATAAACGCTCTTGTAACTTCTGTACTTCCTCTTAATGCAGTTAAACGGCGGGGGAATAGTACATTAATTCCTTCCCATGTCTTTTTTACTGGTGTAAACTTTTTAGTATCAACATAGTTGTAAATAATCTGAATTCGTTTCTCTGCACCAGGTTGTGTAGCCTGAATAACCTTCCTAACATTGCTGTCAACCGATACAACAACATCAGGAGCAGTGAATCCGTATAATTGTCGCTTAAAGAATTCTTTTCGCTGTTCATCAGTAAAATTGTTTATAATAGCATTGCCTTGAATGTTATCCCAATAAATTCCGTGAGATATTGCTATTGAATTAGGTGGACAATACGGCCAACACAAATATGTTGCGAAAAATATACGCAAGTCATCCATTGCAGACAATTCATTAAATTGCCAGTTTAAATCTGTGCAAGTATGATAGCTCCAACTTCTTACATCGTTAGGTATCATAATAAACGTTATGCCTTTATATACTTTTGTGAAAGGTGAGTTAATGCCGGGAAAAGGCTGGTATACCGTGACAGTATGATTCATGGACTGTAACAAGTGGCACAAGTCTATGAGATATCTTTCGCCGCCGCCATAAATTATCCTATCTTCACCACGAACCTTTTCGCCATTTACATTTCTAGTAATTTCCTTAGCGTCATGAAAAAAAGGAGATGTTAGTATTGCTATCTTCATATTAAATCGCCTCCGTAAATCTTAATTTTTCACATATATCTCTGATTTTTTTATTAAAATCAACTGGTACAACATCATGTTGTTTTCTTTCAAATTTAGGTGTAATTATATCTTCTAGGTTAGGAATACTTTTATCTAATGCTTCGAGGGAATATTTCATATATTTTGCCCTTGCTGCTTTTATTGCGATTTCTGCATCATGTAAATTTTCAAACAGACCAACATGATAAGTTCTTTTATTTAATCTAAATGCTGCTCGCCATTTGTTATGTCTTTTAGACCATGAAACACCTCTGATACCACTTGATTTATTATGTTTTCTTGCTCTATCATAATTTTGTTGATTAGCCCCTTTTGGGAGCACTCTCAAATTAGACCTCCTATTATCCAGTGTATCATGGAAAATATGGTCAACTTCAAAGCCTTCTTTTGGGTTCATAATCCACCTATGAAGAGAAAAATATTGACGTTTTTCACCTTTTTTATAAGTTTTACCTTCTGCATAAAAACTATTGGTATGTCTATCCCAGTGTGGACTCCATGTCCATTGAAATTCCATTGCTCTCGGCAAATCTGCTGTATCGATAAGAGTTTCAAGTCTACTGCCGTCTTTCCTTTTTAGAAATATCGCAGTTACATCTCCACGTATTTCATATTCATTCCTCATCTCAACACCCTCCCAAGTGTTAAAATTCTCCCAAAAGAAAATCCGCTTAAGAGGGGAGAGGGAGAACTCCTTTCGCTGTACCAAGCTATCTTAAGCGGATTGTTTGCTAAAATTTTTCTTTATTTTGGGTTGCCAATGCATCAATCATTGATTATTCTTGTAATGCAGCTCTATAATCATTAATACGTTCTTCTAATTCTGCAATTCTTTCTGTTGTGCGCTTTAATTGCTTTTCAAGTTGTTCTTTATGCTCAAATTTATGAGATAATTCATTTTCTGCATACTCAATATGTTGTTCTAATAATTTTTTAGCGTTTTTATTTAGCATATTTTATTCGCCTCCTTCGCTTGCTTCTTGGTATATAAAACCTAATGCTTTTTGCCTTTGCTCATGTTTTTGCTTAATAAATTCTTGAGCTTTCTTAATTTTTTCAGCAGGGAAGTAGTCTTTGCCATAAAGCACACCTTCTGGATCATCCCTATAATCCCATATCCCACCGAGATTTTCTGTACCGTCATCATCAACACATATCTCTAAAGCTAATCCCAATGGGTGAAAGAAAACTCTGTTTACCTCTGCCAAAAGCCCCATTTCTCTAAACTCTTTGATATCCATTCTTTTAACATCATCACTCATATAATCGCCTCCATTCTTATTTTGCCTCCAATTTAATTAGAAGTGCCCCGCACAACAGAGCGAAACGGAGGCGATTCCGCATATACTTTCTGTCGTTATTAACGAGGCACTTTGGTATATAAAAAGCAATACTAAAAAGCATTGCTTGATATATCTATGAAATTTTCCTTACTACGCCAGTCATGCGAAACATACCCGGCAATACTAAAGCTGGTGCTTGAAAGTCTGCAAAACAAAAATATAAAGCAGATACAATATCATCATGTCCACTATCAGTTGCGTTACGATACTGTGTTGAACGTCCTTCTCTGTTAATTGAGATATAATCTTTAAGTTGGTTTTCAACTTCTCGACTATATGGTATTTGGCACCAACCTTGTTCAACTATAACTGCAAAATCTTCAACAAGCTTTGCTTTATTACTTCCTTGCTCGTTTATTGGAACATTTGGGATTCCTCTCTTGGTAAGTTGTGAGCCTATTGTTTCACCTAATCCTGTTTGACCAAAATTAACCGTTGCACCATTATATAGCCTTGAATACATAGCCAACTTATCCCATTGAGCATCCCAACCTAATCTTGTCATTAAATCTATTTTTACAACTTTTCCTTTTGAATTTCTAATAACGCATGGTTTACCATCACCTTTTGAAGCAGGGTCATAACCAATTGTGTAAATTTCAAACGGCTCGACTTTTTCCCATTCTTCCCAAAACTTATCGACTTCTTCTTTATTCCTAGTTGGTGGGCTTACTAAAACCTTTTGATAGTTTGGAAATACCGCATTTACAGAAGCAATTTCTTCAGCAAGATAGTCTTGTCGGTATCGTTCATCAGTCATGGACATTCTAATTGAATCTTCAAAAGTAATATCATTACCAAGCCAATCCTTACCGATTACTTTATAACGTTTGACAGCCATATAAGGATTATCCCATGTCGTAAATCTAAATGTTTCATATTCAGGAGAATATGTCGAGCTACCTTTTTCGCCCATTTTAAGAAGTTTGCTAAAATGAGTTATTCCTTTTGGTGAACCGTTCATTATTGCAATGCCACCAGTACCATTAGGACCACGTCCAGGGGAATCAAGTCTTTGTCTAAGATTCGCCCAAACAATATCAAGTTCCTTAATTCTAGCTGCCTCTGTAACCGTTACAATATCAAGACCAACACCGACCAAACTTTCAGGGTCATCTGCAGAATGTACTTCAATTATTCCACCGTTAACCGTTTCAATCGTCAAATCTGCTAATGATATGTTTGTAACCAAATCTGCCGGTAATAGTTTTTTTAAATCACGCCAGTTTTGTCTTGCATACCGCATTGAAGGTGCTACAATCCACCATAGAACAGGGGGATTAACGTCAATTGAACGTTCCTCGTTAAGCATTTCAATAAACTTCATTACACCTTCACCAATTGCACATAAATCCTTTCCAAAACGATTGCCTGCTGAAATAAGTTTAAATCTTGCTTTACTGTCGTGTATTTTTTGTTGTGCAGGATGCGGCGTATATGGAATAGTGACTTTTCTGTAACCATGTGCTTTTGCCATGCGGCAAGCACCACATGTTTTTTGGTTATTGTATCTATTTTGAGAAGGCACCCAAACTCTTTCAAAAGGTTTTCCACATTCTTCACATATTCCAATTCTTTCCGACGAAGAATGCTGTATGTATCTTTCGTTCTGTCGGGCAATACGCCCTATTGAGCCGTCTTTACGAGGCATATTACCACCACCAATTTCGTATGAAAAAAGCACCCTATTAAGAGTGCTTACATTTCTTGAATATTATCAACGCTTATATATATCCGGCTACAGCGTTTGCCAACAAATGGATTTATATGAAAATAAATCTTCACCGTTTATACTGCTAACCTCAATAGTTGGCATATAAGTATGCATCCATAAATCAAAATTATCCACGATACTCCCTCCAATGTTCCTTAACAAATCCCATCATGCCTGTTCCAGGATTATATTCGGGATAAATCTTTAAAAATTCAGCTTCGCAATCCTCTAAAGTTTCACCTTTAATAATTCCTTTTTTAATTAAGTAGAGTAGGCATAGGGAAGGGGAACGACTTTCGCCTTGATTGCAATGTACCAAAACTTTTAAACCTTCGTTTAATTTCCGTTCAATAAAATCCAATGCTTTATCAATCATTTCTTTTGCAAAAAATTCAGGTTTTGGTGCGTCAACCATGTTTAATGCAAGTCTATTGCCACGTTCAGCCCACAAGTATTCAGGTGAATCCTTTGGACATCCACGACCAGTATATCCAACAAATTGTCTGTGGAATGGTTCTTTGCAAGCGTGTAATATCGCTAAATGTTCAGGATGGTTCCCATTTTGCAAGCACACATTTTTACAATCATGTTCGTCTCCACAGAATAGATTATTAAATACTTCTCTCATAAAATCGCCTCCAAATTATCTGCTTTTCTTGCAACCAGTTTTAGTGATACGGACTCTATCATCCATACACCATCTTTGAAAACCGGTTCTGAAATTGCTTTATTGAATACTGTCCCTGCTTCATTAAGCACAGGTTCGCCTGTTGATTCGGTCATTTGAAATATGTCGCCTGGTTTCAACTTCTCAAACGGTATTTCTTCAAATGCATCACCTTTAAGCACTTTAACTTTTCTGAGATTGTTCATAAACTCGCCTCCAAAATTATTTATTTATAAAGCGGAGCAGGCAGGATACTGATGCCGCTGATAACGATTCACCTGCCCGGTTAACGGCTCCCATGCTCCGACATTATTTCGATAAATACAAATCCGCATAAGTGACGCCTATAGCGTAAGCGCTCCAAATGTCCTCTTTAAAACCGTAGAACCAATCCGGATTCTTTTTTGTACCTTTCCCACTTTTGAAGTCGTGTCTTGCAAATCTGTCTATTAATGCCTGCCGAATATTCGCATCTTTGGCTTTCGTCGTATGACAAAGATTCATACATACATCGGTTTTACGGTAGATGAAACGTCTCCATATGTTTTTCCCGAATAGCGCCTGGTCGAATTTCCCTATCCATACACACGTTTCAAATACTTCTTTACCTACAGGCATTCCGTAGGAAGCAACCATTTCAATAGCAAAGTGTTGAAATTTCCTTGTAAATTCATCATCTAGCAGCTTTGGAAGCAACCATGTGTTTTCTATCTTATCGAACTCAACAGGCTTCAAGTTTCTATCGAGTATTACATATGCACTTTCAGTACATCCCGGATCTATAGCAAGTATCATTTGTCACACCTCAATCGTTTCCCTGGACTTCCACAGCCATTGTAGCCTTTTCGCCTGAAGGAGTCTGGAATTGGGCAAGTATCTTTGTGCGCTTTCTCCTTCCAAATTCATCTTGCACAGAAGGATTCATGAGTGATTTAAGCGTATTCGCCATTTTATCCATAGCTTCTGCCATAAATTTTAAGTCCATTGGCGTTAAATCTTCTTTATTTATAATTTTTTTGATAGTTTCTTCATTAAGTGCTTTATCAGCAACAATATTTATACCATCAATTAGTTTATTTGCTGCATCAATCTTCTTATTATCAACTATAAGTTCAACTTGCCTGCGTTTTGCCTCTAAAATTTGTTTGTTCAATACAGCAAGGCTTTCGGTTTGTTCTATTAATTCAGCTTTTTGTTCGTTTTCTTCTTCCGGAGTGATAATCAAAGTCTTTGATTGTTCTGTAACTAAAGGATTATCTAATATGTCAACTATAGGCTTTTGATTTTGCTTATTATTCTTCGACATCATTATCAACTCCTGAAGTTAGTTCTGGATAGAAAATGTCTATATGTCTATCCATATATTCTTTCATTGCAAGGTGGATACATTGCTGTATTGTAACCTGTTGAACAGAGTTTTTATTGGCTCTCATCACACCTGCCTTAAACCGGTCATAAAATGGGGGAGCATAAATCCGGATATTTACGGTTTTACTGTCCCATTTTCTTGGTCTGCCTGGACTTACTTTTGGCGCTTCTCCTGTTTGCTTCCAATAATCATAGTGCCTTTTAAGAATACCGTATTGTTTTCGCATTCCTTTTGGAAACTCTCTAAACAAGTGACCGATAGGTTTTAATTTTTCCATAGCTGCTATACCATTAAGCCCACGGTCTAAAGCACCTTTTGCTGTTCCGGTCGGTATTCCTTCCATTTTGCAAATATCAAAATAGTTATAATAATTTTTTGGTAGTGCCATAAAATCGCCTCCAATCATATAGCACTATCAGCTTTTATTGTTCTTTTTATAAATCTCCTTGGCTTTTATAGAATGATATTTTAAACAACCTGCGCAACCACGTCTCGTTAACATATTTTCAGTTGGTTGGCAGTCTTTACATTTTGGTGTAGTAACGAATTTAATTATATACTTCATGTCATCAACACCTTTTACATAACAAAACGGTACTGATTATTCATAGCTTGGAAAGCCATGTGTATCAAGTACCGTTCGATATTTTCAATTCCCCAAATGAATTGTTTCCTCGGTATCCGGTAAAACAAATCATCACCGATTCCTTTGCATTTAACTATATCCATTTCGCATGATGCGATTTTGCTGAATGATATTATCCCTGCATTGCTGCAATCATCATTAAACAATACGAAAAATGGAACAACATCTTGCTTAAGATGTTTCATTTTCTTTGCTAAAAATTGAACATCAGGAAAATTAAATTCTCTGCCTTGCCAGTTATGCTTGATTTCAAGTTCTATCTTGCATACCGGAGACGCATTCTTCATGTATGCCTGTTCTCCGTTGAATACATCTACGTCTATGCCGTAGTCCTCTTTTCGCAACACAGGATATAAGAATTTAAAACATCCTTGCAATGCTGCAAAGGCTTTGTCGTTGTCTTTATAATCGTTAATGTCAAATACTTTTTTCACCGGCAACATGTTTTTAAAGTCACCGCCTTTTGGCATTAATTTATCTAATTTATTGACTATACATTTTTTTGAGTTTTTTCATTTCTTCAATCAAGTAATCATCAGGTCTAAACCATTCGCCTTTAAGTCTTGATGCTTCAAATTTTCTATGTATTGCACGTTCTGTGGCTTCAGTCCCTGGTATAATTAATAAGATTGTTAATGTATCAGGATATCCTGTCTGCAATTCCTTTAATCTTACTTCAGGATTTTTTGAAAAGCCTATCTTTATTGCACCACCACATAAGCCTTGAATGAAATATACATAACCTGTCGCCTTTTTGATTCTTTTCTTGCCATTTGCTCTTTCTTCGATTGACTTAAACTCTCTCTCATCTTCACGAATATATTCTAATTGTTGACGTATCTTTTTTGCTTTTTCTTCTTCTTTTTTACGACGCCAGTATTCCTGCCAGCGTGGGTCGTCTTTCTTCCATGACCATTTATTAACTTCATTTCTTAGAACGGACAAGAACCTTGAATCGCCTTTAAACGTAAGCAATTTTTCTTGTGACTTCCATATCGAAAATGCTATGCTTTTCTCGGTATGCCCTTCTACTTCAAGTTCTTTTATCAATTTTTTAATCCTATCATCAATCTTTATCCCTAAAACACCTACAAAAGCATCTTCATACGTCGTTACTCTATAAGGCATAATCTATTACCCCTTTCGTTCCATTTTTCCTTTTTTGATGTATTTGGATGAAATAAAATAACCTTCTTCTGTTTTAAAAAGAAGGTCATGCTCTTTAAGTTCATTTAAAATTTTAGAAAGTTTCCCATTGCTATAGCCTAATATTTCTTGAAGGTCTTTATATTTTAAAGCTTGCTTGGTTCTTTTCTTGATTAATCTTCCAGTATTCCATTCGATATTTTCTCCTAAACAAGCTACTGTACCGATTAATTCAGCCACATTTTTTACACCTTTATCATGTAATGCTTTTATCTCTTTTATCATTAGCATTAAATAAGGTTTTTTACCTCCTGTGGTTTTGGGTTTCTTTTCTTCTACTGTATTATTATCATTAACAACAGGTGGTTCCCTATTTTTTTTCTTTTGATTGTGCCAAAAAGAATATAATTGTTTGTATTCATTATTAATTTTTAACGATATTGTTATATATTCCATACCATTGCTTGTAGTTTCCCTTGTAATCAATGTGTCAGCTTCTGCGGCATTTACTTCTTTGTTGATAAATTTTAACAGTTGTTTATCCATTCTATCACCCTTTTCTATGGGCTACTTCGTATCAAAGTTTACTCCACAAACGTGGAGTAACAAAAATATACTCAAACCTTACAGTATCAACGTGTTTCGGATTTTCGTGATGTAATTCGTTTATATATATACGTTTTTATCAAAACAAAAAGCACCTAGTTGTCTTCAACCGGTGCTCATCAATCTCTATACATTTTTCTCATTTTAAATTATAACATAGTTCATATTGATAAACAACTTAAAAATAGCGTCAAAATAGCGTAAAAAGTGCGTGGGTTTTGCGAGAAAAAAGTGGGAAATTTGCGTAAGTATATTTAAGCCTATTTTGTATTATCAAAGATTGATTATTTATGTTGTCTATCGCTACTCATTACTATACTTTGACAACATTTCAATTTATTTCGGTGAGTTTTGAAGTGATTTTTCACTTTTGAAGGGGCATTTTGTGGCGCTTATAGGACGGAATATTTTTGTGAGGGGGAACTCTTCCGGCGGCAGGGCGGCATCCCCCCCAGGGGTCGGCGGCGGCAAAATATGATTAAAAAGGCGGTATCGGTATAGCATGACATACAATATATTGTGTTTGGCTATAAATAAGGCGTTGAAAGGGAAAGGAACACACAAATATAGTACCGATTATGTATATAATCGGTATTGAAGCATAAAACAATGCTGCAAAGGGTCAAAATGTGACAATGCTGGATGTGTCCGTAATAGAAATACACGTGTCCACTAATCATATACATGGCAAGGGTTTATTCTGGCGCTGTCAATCTGATTGTAAACCAAATCACATATATTGTTAACAATCGAATAAGGCATATATAGTAAAAAGTGAACCAATGCAAAACATAGTAATATCAATATATTAAGCATAATATATAATTATAAGTATAATATTATCGTAAACTATATATTAAGTATGAGCGATATAATTAAGTTAGACCCGAAGTCGTAAGCATAATATTGGATGATGATGACGATATAATTAACAATTGTTAACTAAAAAATAAGATAGGTTAACAATACAATGATAAATAACAAGTATATAAATATAAGTATATATCTAAAAAGTGAATAAATAAGCTACAAATAAAAAATAAAAGTAAAGGATTGCAAATATAATGAAATAGATATACAATGTATGTACAATAAAATATAAAGTAACGGAGGCGATAACATGGCACAGATAAAGCATACTAGCTACAGAATACCAGAAGAAACTAAAAAAAAGCTGGCACAGCTGGCAGAGCTTGACGGACTAACCAGCACGGCAGTAATAAACAAGCTGATACTAGCAGAGTACAGAAGGAGAAGGCATGAGATAGAGCAGGAACAAGGGCAAACACAAGAAGAAAAATAGATAAAAAAATATAATACCGTAACAATATAAAATAGTACCGAATATTTGTATATATTGAACAAAATCGGTGCTATTTTTTGTGCAAAATTCAAATAAAAAAGACTTGAAATGTACATACATTGGATGTATAATATAAGTAAGAAAAGGGCAAGATAAGAATGAACCTTGAAAACTGAATGTAAGCTCAATTCCTGATGAGCCTGCATAATGCGGGTCATACCCCAAAGGCGGTGGCGCTGGTTAGGGGGAGCGGAAGGGAAGAGCGTGGAAAGTAATGCAGCCTGTCACATAGTAGCAGCCAGTCCCAAGCCTGGAAAAATGCAGAGGGTATAAGCTAAAACGAAAGGAGTTATCAATCAAAATGAAGAAAATTGATTCAAAAAAGTTCAATTTCAGCTTTTTCCTTTCAAACAAAGTTAAAGTTAACAATCTTGAAGAAGCTGCAAAACAACATGGTGGCGCAACGTTGAACTTTGATACAGGTGAACTTTATAGCAATGTTTCCGGCAATGAGTTTATCGAACTAAAAAAGGACAGAGAACTTAATACTTTATCTTTGTTTATTCCTGATACATATAACATCAATGAAGTAGCAGGCAAAGAGAAGTTAAAAAAAGTAATATCCACAGTAATTCAAAAAATTTATAAAAAATATGAAATGGTTCCCACTTTGGAAAAAGGCCTTGGTAGTTGGTACAGTGAAGAACTGCAACAGGTAGTATATGATAATCTAATCATAGCAAGCGTTCACTTAGAGGACGTCAGCGAAGATGATATAAAGTTCTTCATAAAACTAGCAAGGTTTATCAAGAAAGAAATGAGACAAGAAGCTGTCAGTATTACAATCAATGAGGCGCTGGCTTTAATATAAGCCGGTGCCATTCCGTCCAGGCATAGCCTGCTGATGAGCCGGGGAAGCTCCGGCGAAACGGGAAATTTAAGGGAGGGTTTATTCATGAGTATTTTAAAAAAATATCTGAAGCGCAACAATATAGAATATGTCTCGAATTTTGGCGGAGGCATAAACATCAATGTCCCCTATCAAGAGCACAAAAGAATTGAACGACACCTAAACAGGTTAGGTATCGAATACAAAAGACGCTGTACATGTGACTATGAAATAGTTATTTATTCAGTGTTTTAAATTGTCGAAACCGCTTCGGCGGTCTGTTGGGTTGGCAACCAGCACTGATGAGACAGCCAAAATAAAAAAGGGTGGCGACCGACGCCAGCCCCGGAAATGTCCGGGAAGGGTCCAAAATTGAATTGGACCGGAAAGGAGAGCAAAATGGCAAGATTGAACATGAAGAAGGTAGAAGAAAGATTGAATCAAGTGCAGGCAAGATGCAGCGCCCGCACAATGGATCTTGAAGATGTGAAAAATTTTGTAGCAGCATTGCAAGAGGTCAGAGAAAAAGCACTGTCTGACAAGGTAGAAAGAAAGTATTTGAAAAGAATTGAAGGTGTTAAGAAATATGCAGTACCTAATAGTTATGATTGGAGAGCAGAAACAACCTGCATAGAGGGCTATATTACCAAGTACGGCAGAATCAAAATTGAAGTATACCGTACCAATGCCCCGAAAATACCTTACGGGGGCACAGTTAGAAAGATACAGGCAATCTTCGAATAATTGCAGATGGCAGGAGCTCCGGCTCCTGTCATGTACGGAAAATTGACGTACAATATAATTAAGAAATACGGAAATAATCCGTACAGGTTGAAAGGGAGAGATTGATTATGAGAAAATCAAGAATATCAAATACCGTTAGAAAACTTGAAGATACAAGTTGGTTAGCCCAAATCATTAAAGATAAAATGGATGTTGAATTTGATAAGAACGGTGCTTCCACTCGTTGGCATTGTTTACACACTTTGCACATCATTGTAAATGAAGCAGATGACCCAAACAATCGTGCAATCTATTATGATAATCATAATGGAAAACGCTCAATAGTGATTTCTGAAATACCTTTTACAATGCAGAACAATTTGAGAGGATTAGCAGAGCGTTACAAAGACGATGATGGCAATTATATCGTGAGTGTTTTAACCACGCATGACCTTAACAGTGCAATAATAAAAGATGTGTCCGAATTGTTATTCCAAATAAAGATATAAGATTTATCAAAAAAATATTAAAAGAATATATTGAAGGGAGAGGTGACTAATGTCAATGAAAGAATTTAAGTTGGAAATTTCAAAGAAAGGACTGCCATGCCTGTGGGAGTGCGGTGGTGGCTACACTCATACAGGTGAAGCCACTATTATAACTGGAAATCACGGTGAACGAAAGAAAGCTATCTATATTCGCCGTCGTGGTGAACTTGCGTGCTCTTTACATGCACTTATCCCTGTTCAAACTGGGGATTATATAGTGGAAGCAGAACATCACAGAGAAGATTTCATTATTCAAATTTGGAGAATTACACATATACCGGAGGTCAAATACGTAGACTGGCGAGATATCGCCAGAAAGGAAGCAGAAAAAAACGGGGACAACCCGGAATTTTTCCCATACTGTCAGCCTTACGTATGGGAGAAACATATACCTAAATATTATACCAATGCTGAACTCGTATGTGAGTTTAGCGAAAACGAATGGAACATTGAACCGCCTGAATTCCTGCGAGCTGCCATTGAGGCAGTCCAGGAAAAGGCGACCTGCTACCACTGCAGGGGGCCACACTTCATAGTTGAATAGTTGAATAGAACCCTACGACACGAGCATAGCTCACCGTCACCGGGACGCATTTTAGCATTTTGCTAGTGCGTTCCGGTGTTTGGCGTTGAAAATATCCAGGAGCAATCCCGGAATCATATTAAAATATTAGGAGGTTTATCAGATGGGAAAATACATTATCAATAAAGAAACAAGCAAGGTTGAGTTGCATTTTGATAAAGAGGAATATATGGCTTTATCAGATGATTTAAAAAAAGAAATTAAAAGCAATTTTTTATGGAGCCGAGCAGCTGGCGCATGGGTAAGC